GCAGACCGCGCGCCACAACGAAGCGGTGAACGCCGCGCGCGAGCTCGGCACCGTGCAGGCCGTCGCAGGCTTGGGCGCGACCATCGCGCAGCAACCGCCGCGCATTCACGTGGGCGGCAACTACGGCAACACCGACAACAGCACCCACGGGCCGATCGACAGCTACAACGAGGACAACGACCAGGACAACGACGTCGAACAGTCCGGCGATGGCAGCGCCTTCGGCGACGACAACATCGTGAACAACGGCGAGTTCCGCGACGAATCGCCCGGCCCGATCGACAACAGCGACGACGGTGACGACTGCAGTGGCGAGAGCTGCAATCCGACCGCGCCGCCTGCCGAGGAAGCCCCATGAGGGACCACGGCAACGAAGCGGCCGTTGCTGCCGCGAAAGCGATGCCGCCCGCGATGGTGTCGATCGCCACGACCGTCGGCGGTTTGTCGCTCAACGACTGGGTGCTCATCGCCACGCTGATCTACATCGTGCTGCAAGCCGGCTGGCTGTTGCTCAAGGCCTACTGGGCCTTGCGTGATCGCCGCGCGCGCCGCGACCGCGAAGAAGCCGACGATGAAGCCGTCGACGAGTAAGACGGCAGGCGGCATGGGCGCCGCACTGCTGATGCTCGTCATGGCCTTCGTGGCGCACCACGAAGGCTACGTGCCGCGCAGTTACGCCGACCCCATCGGCGTGCCCACGATCTGCTACGGCCACACCGGCCCGGACGTGACGCCCGGCCGCACGGCCACGCGCGAGGAATGCACCGAGCTGCTGCGCGCCGACATCGCGGTGGCCTATGACACGGTCATCCGCTGCATCGATGGCCCGATGACGAATGGGCAGACCGCCGCGCTGGTGAGTGCCACGTTCAACACCGGCCCGAAGATCGTCTGCGGATCCACGCTGCAACGCCTGGCGAATGCCGGCGACTGGCGCGGTGCCTGCGCGCAGCTCGATCGCTGGGTGTATGCCGGCGGTCGGGTGCTGCCCGGTCTGGTGAAGCGGCGCGCCGCCGAGCGCGCACTGTGCGAGCAGTGGCCGTGAACGCACTCGCCCTCAAAGTTGCCCCGTGGCTGCTGCTGGCCTGGCTGCTGTCCGTTGTGGGCGCCTGGCACCTCGGGCACAGCAACGGCGTCGACGACGAACGTCAGCGCGTGCAGGCGGCGCAGGCCAAGACGCTGATCGACGACCTGCAGCGCGCGGCCGAAACGACGCTCGAGATTTTCTCCGTCGCGCGCGACACGGCCCAAGCCATGGCCGCAACACGCGACCACACGACCCAAACCGTGAAACAGGTGGTGCGCTATGTCGATCGCTATCCGGACTTCGCTCGCGTTGTTCGCCCTGCTGAGCTTGAGCGCCTGCGACAAGACCAACGTGCGCGGATCCGAGCCGCAGCCGAAGCCGGTAGCGTGCGCACCGGAAGCCCTGCTGGCGTGCCCGCCGCCGAGTGAGGCGGTACCGGCGAACCTGGGCGAAGCCGAGGCCATCGACGCGGAAGACGCCGGCCGCTGGGAACAGTGCGTGATCCAGCACAACGCCGCCCTCGATTGCTTCCGCATCCTGCGCGCCCGCGGCTATGTCACCTGGCCGGAACCGGCACCCTCGGCACCGGCAGCACCCCAGCCCCGCACCCGGGGCGAGCGGCCCGAGCGGCCGCCGCGCGAGGCGAGGGCAGAGCGGAACCGGTAGCACTCTGCGAAAAGTCGCAGTCCGCAATACGAACGGCGCCCATGCGGCGCCGTTGTCGTGAGGGGGAATCAGTTGCGCGCCAAACACTCGATCGCGAATTGAACGGGGTATGTCGCGACGCGATGTTCGCGGCCCTCGCCCGGCGTAGTGAGGTAATACTTCAGCAGCCGGAAGCCGATGCCGATGCGCTCCGCGACTTCGCGCTGCGACATGCGCGTGAGTTCGATCAGCCCGCGCAGGTAGTCGACGCTTGGGTCGTGTCGCGACGCATCCGGTACCGGCGGCGTGAACGCCAGGCGCACGCGCGCCAGCCACACGAATTCCGCGCCGAACAACTGGCCGATGTCGCGGGCGGTGACCCATCCCGTTTCGCGCTCGTTCGGTCGCGGCGATGCGTGAGTGTCTGGCAGTGCAGACGACAGAATGATGTAGCCCTCCCGCGCCCACGCCGCCGCGTCTTTCCGAGTTTCATCGTCCGTTGCTTCGGCGTAGCGGGCGGCCTGCTGCTGAATCGTCAGCGCGCCTTCGCGCACGTTCGCGATGCGCCAAAGCGGCGATTCCTCGAACTCGCGAGCCAGGGCTGCGGCTTCAGCGAGAACCGCCCCGAGCGCCGGGGCGGTCAGCTCTTTGTTGTTCATCGCTTCAAGAACCTCCGAATTTTCAATGCGCGTCGCTTGTCACGCACTGTGTCACGCGAAATCCCGTGCCGCTGCGAAACGACGACGTCCGGCATCTTTCCGAGATCCGCAATCTGTTCATCGGTCCACACATGATTTGTTTTTTTCGGCCGCAGCGCAGCGATCCCGTGCCGACGACGATAGTCGTTGACGGATTGCTGTGTTCGGCCAGTGATTTCGGCGATCATCGAGTCGGGCACTTTACCGAGCATTGCTATCTCGTCATTCCCCCAGCCCTTCTGCCGCGCGCGAGCGGCGTCAAACGCCGGAATTTTCAGCTTCCGCCGTCGATATGCGATTCGCGACTCCGTGCTGCGCAGCAGCGCCGCCAGTTTGTTGTCGGGCATCGTTCCCAACAGCGTGTTAAAGCCTTCATCCCAACTCTCATAATCTGCCATGCAACCTCCCGAGAAGCCCCGCCGGAGCGGGGCTTGTTGGTTCAGACGAGACCGGCCAGCTCGGCCAAGCGATCGCGCGTGACGATCTGACCGTTCGCGTTCTTCCAGTACGCCGCGCCGTTGAACGTGCCCTTGCCGCGCGTCAGGCCCAGTTCGCGGGCGATCTTGTTGGCTTCGCGCAGGGTGCGGATCGGGTGGGTCTGCGTCATCGTGTTCATGCTGATTTCCTCGTTTCGCCGCGCCGGGGTGGCTGGCATGTGTATAGAATAAGGGAACATAGTTCCCAATGCAAGCGAGAATGTGAAACGCATTGTTACGGGCTTGGTGGTTTTTCCGCCTGCTGGCGCCGGTACTCGGCGACCAGCAGGCGGCCGATCAATCCAGACCGCTTGCGCGGCCCTGCGAGCGCTTCCAGGGCTTTGGCCGCGAGCGGTGTCAGGTTCACCCGGATCGACTTGCCCCCGGCCTTCCTGTGCTGCGCTGTCCAGTCTGCGGCCAGCTCGGCCGGCGACACGTTCAACGGATGGATGCGGGGCCGGCCGCGGTCGGCGGTGGGCTTGGCGACGGGCTTGGGCTGGGTCATGGCGTGGTCACCAGGTACGGGCCGGGTTCTCCGGCGGTGAACCCGAGCGCGCGGCGGGCGCGCTCGAGCATTTGGACGTCATCGGACTCGATCATGGCCTGCTGGGTGTCGCGCAGCAGGCGGAAGCGTTCGCCGGTCAGCTGGTCCGACGAATTCTTGAACAGCAGGGCGCCCGAACCATCGGCGCGCCCTTCGGCCTTCACGTTCCACCGCAGCGCGCGCACGCGCTCGGGTTCGTCAGCTTGGGCGGGTAGGCGAATTCGCAGCATGGTAGGGAAAGCCTTGTCGAGGAAGATGAAGAGCGGTGAATTCTATAGCGGCCACTCGCTGGAAAATTCCGCAGTTTTCGGCCGCGTGGGCTGTGTTCTGTGCACCATGGCCCAGCCGAGTGCGAACCGGCAGCGTGTGGATCGTGGCCATCGGTCGCGGTTCCGGAACCGGCACAGGTTGGACCGGAACCGGCGGAATCTGGTCGTTCTCAGGAACGGGCGCCCCCTGCACCCCGGCCGGCGAGGGCGCTTGCAGCTTGCGCGGCTCGACGACGACCCCGCGCTTGGCCAACCGCTTCGCGTTGTGCAGTTCCTGGGCTTCGAAGGCCGCCACGACTTGGCCATACAGCGGATGGTCCGGCGTCACGCGAATGCGGTCGTTCTCGAAATAGTCGGACTGGGTGTCGGTGCCATTCTCGACAAAGAACTGCGCGCGCACGGCCGCGCTGAATCGTTGGTAGTGGCGGGCATAGATCGTGATCGTCCCTTCGGGCGAACTCCGCAGCGATCCGGCGCTGTAGCCCGCCTTCTGCAGTTTCGCATCCTTCGCGTCTTTGATGCCGTTCCAGTAGAACCGCAGGGCGCTAGAACCGGCAGCATTCGTCGGAACCGGCAGGGTGTCGACTTCGGGCTCGCTGTTGTCGATGGCCTCGCTCGGCATCGCGGTCGCTTCGGTCGTCTCCAACGCCTCCGGCGCTTGATCGGCCGGCGCGATCAATTCGGCGGTGATGAAGTTCGCATCCCATCCGTCGCGGAACATGCGTTCGAACTTGGCCACCTTGCTGGCGCTGGCCACGTATCCGCCGGCGCGATGCACCCAGCGTCCGCCGAGGCCTTCAATAAGGCGCGCTGCGCGCGTCTTCCACCCATTAGACGACGGCGTGCGAACGACCAGGCAATTGCGGGCGTAGCGGTAGGAGGAAACGCTGTAGGTGCCATTGCTGGCGGCGATGTTGTCGGCGGTTGTCGTCATGGCGGCCACCTCAGTTGACGCCGTAGGCGCGCAGCGAATGAACCACCGGGCGCGACAGCGCCCAGCCAGCCAGAACAACAGCAACGGTCATCAGGATCATGGTCTAACTCCAGCCTGCAGAACCCCGAGGCGCGGGTGCCGGAAGATCCGGCGATGTGTTTAATATACGCCGTTATAAAAATAACGCAAGCCCCCGCGCGCGATTTTTCGCAACGGAATGTCACGCAAGCGCCTCCCGCCTCCCGCACCCTCCCGCCATCGCTGCCGGCCTGCGCCCTCGAACACCGCCACCCCGGACCCCGGGACGCGATCTTGGGGGCCGAAATTCAGCAGGGAGGGCAGGGGCAGGCGCGCAAACCCGTGGAACTGCCCCGCGCCGGACACCTAAGCCATTGATCCCCTAAGAAAATGTTGTCCACGTTTTGTTGCGAAACTTCCACGGTTTGCCCCTCGCACTTCCACGGTTTGCGCCAAAACTTCCACATGGACACTTTCCCGATTCCACCCTGTTCTTCTTCTTTAGATGATTGATTTAGAGAGAGAAACAGTGAGGAAGGCGGGGCGAGAGCAGTTCCACTGCTTGAAACAACCGATTGAATCCGACTTCCACGTTTTCAAACCCCCTTCCACGGGAAAACGTGGAAGTCGTGGAGGCGCAGTTTTCTTGTGCGATCAATGGCTTATGTGTACGGTGCGGGGCACTTCCACGGTTCCACACGGGAAATGCCTGTGCCCCCCCTGAGCGAGCTGTTGCGCACCTGGTGCGACCACCTGCAACACAACCGCGGCCGCGCTGTCGCGACGGTCGAGAAGTACCGTCAGGCCATCGAGCGGCTGGCCGCCTGGTGCGCGAACCCGCCGGCCGAACCGCACCTGCGCCCGTCGACGCCCGACCCGCTCAAGCTGACGCCGGCTGACCTCAACACCTTCTGCGGTCCGTTCGCGCACTCGACCGGCCTGGGCGCGCGTGCACGCCGCCCCCTGGTCGCAGCGGTGCGCGGCTTCTATCGCCACGCGTTTGGCCAGCGCACCCCAGCCGAGAAACTGGAATATCCGAGCAGCGGCCGCCCGCTGCCAACCCCCATGACCCTGGGCAATGCCGAGCGCATGCTGTCGTCGTGCGATGTGGCCACGCTGGCCGGCCTGCGCGACGCCGCCATCCTCGGCCTTTTCCTGGGCTGCGGGCTGCGACTGTCCGGGCTGTGTGCCCTCAATGAATCCGCCCTGGTGTGGACCGAGATTGCCGACCGCGAGCGCCTGCTGCTGCGCGTGCGCGAGAAAGGGGACCGCGAGCGCGTGCTGCCCGTGCCCGTCGAAGCCACCATGCTGCTGCGCGCTTACCTTGCGCACCCCGAGCTGCGCGACATCGATCGCAACACCGCCAGCGGTGACCGCGTGCTGTTCGTCAGCTTCCGCAACCGCCAGGTGCCACCGCACGATTACCACGGTGAAGCCAGGCGCATCGCCACCCGCAGCGTCTACGACATGATCTTGCGCCGCGGCCAGTCGCTGAACATCCCGCGCGACCAGATCCACCCGCACGCACTGCGCCATCTGTTCGGGACCGAGCTCGCCGAGTCCGACATCGATCTACTGCAGCGCCAGGCCCTCATGGGACACGCTGACCCGAAGAGCACCGAGATCTACACGCACCTCGCATCCCGAAAGCTCGCGCAGTCCGTCGACCGAGCCGCGCCGCTGTCGAAAATGCGCGGCGCCTTGCTCGACACCCTGCGCGCCACGGATCGGGAAATGCTGAAGGCCAAGCGCCCGCGCGTTCACCCGCCCGACGTTTAGAACTCGTATTGCTCCGGCCTGCCTCACCCTTGAAGACTGTGTTTGTAGGTGGGTGCAGCGGTTCCAGAAACTCACCCTAAAAACGGCCTAAATCGCCAGACGTTCAGAACTGCGCGTTGCTCACAAAAGCGCAGTCCCATGGATCCCACCACCAGCCACGCCAACGGGTTGCAGACCGTATGCACACACAAACACGCAGTTCATCCGCAGGAATCAATGCCGCACCGCCTGATTCGATCCCGTGCGACTCCACCCATGACCGCACCCCGGGGGCTCGGCGACCAGGCGCCCGACCGTCGACCCCGGGGGGCGGGTACCTCAACATCTGCACTGCTTTTGAAGCTGCCGTAGGCAGCGCGGCGCGCGCGCCGGCCGACCCGCGCATCGACGAGCTGCGCCGGATGAGCCTGCCGCGCGTCTGGCTGCGCGTGGCCGAAGCGATCGGCTACGAGACGTTCATGGACCTGTGGCGCGTGCTCTGTTCCGACGAATCGGTCCAGAACGACCGCCAGCGCGTGCGCGTGCCGTTGTTCTCGAAATACACCCGGTACCAGCGCAACCAGGTGATCCGGCGTCTGCACGAGGAAGGGCAAACGCCGAACGCGATCCGCCGCTACATTGCGCGGGCGACCGGCGAACGCCTGTGCAAAAGCACCGTGCTGACCGTGCTGAGGATCAAGGGCGAATGAAGACCGCTGTCATCTATGCGCGCGTCAGCGACCGCAAGCAGGCCGAGGAAGACGTGTCGGTACCGTCTCAGGTCGACGCGGCGCGCGCGAAGGCGGAAGAGCTTGGCGCGACGGTGCTGCGCGTCTTCACCGACGACGGCCGTAGTGGGTACCGCGAAGCCTCGCGCCCCGGCTTCGATGCCGCGATGGACTTGGCCGTGACCTATCCGGCGACGCACTTCATCGTCTGGTCCAGCTCGCGCTTTGCGCGCAACCGCGTCGACGCGACGCTGCGCAAGGTCGAGCTCGACAAGGCCGGCGTGCAGCTGGTCTACATCACGACACCGATCGACCGGAACACCGACAGCGGCTTCATCCTCGACAGCGTGATGGAGATGGTCGACGAGCTGCGTTCACGGCAGATCGGCGCCGACACGCGCCGATCGATGATCAGCAACGCGCGTGCCGGCTTCTTCTGTGGCGGCGTGCCGCCGTTCGGGTATCGGTCGGCCCCGTCGCCGGATAATCCGAAGCGCCGGGTGCTGGTGGTCGACGACTACGAGGCCGGCCTGGTGCGCGAGATCTTCGCGATGCGCTTGAAGGGGCTCGGAGGCAAGGGAATCGCCGCTGCATTGAACGCACGCGGTGAACTGAACCGCGGTGCGCGTTGGAGCACGACCACGGTGCTGTCGCTGCTGCGTGCCGAGTCTGTGATCGGCCAGACCGTGTTCAACCGGAAGAATCGCAAGACGATGCGGCTCAACCCGCGAGATACGTGGCTGATGATCCAGAGCCATGCGGCCATCGTCGACGCCGACACATGGTCCGCCGTGCAGTCGATGATCGATGCCGCGGCCGACCGCTGCACGCACGGGTCGCCGAACAGCACGCACGCCTTCACCGGCATCTTGCGCTGTGGCCGCTGCGGCGCAGGCATGCAGATCGAGACGGCGAAGGGGCGCAGCGCGCGCTACAGCTACTACAACTGCCGCAACGCGATGCGCGCGTCCGGCTGCGAGAACCGACGCCTGCCCGCGCCGGCCGTCGACAGCTACCTGATCGACGTGATCATGGACCGCGTGTTGAGCCCGGCGAACCTGCGAGACGTGGTGCAGAGCATCGAAGCCGAATACGGCCGCGCGGCGGCGAACCGGAACCGCGAGCGCGGTGCGCTGTTGCAACGCCTGCGAGAGATCCAGGCCCGCAACTCGAAGCTCTACGACGTGCTCGAACTGTACGGCCGCGACGCACCGAATCTGGCCGACCTGACGCAACGCATGCGGGACAACAACGCCGCGATCAAGGCCATCGAGCAACAGGTCCGGGCGCTCGACGAGCGCGTGGATCCGGAACTGACGATCGACGCAGGCTCGGTCGCATCACTCGGCGACTACCTGCGCGAGCTGCTGAAGACCGAGGCGAATGCCGCGAGGGCGAGGGCGTTTTTCGGTGGGTTCATCCGCGGCATCGTGGCTCACGCGGACCGGTTCACTATCGAATACGACACCGCGAAACTGATCGCTGCTGCGTCGCCGGTTCATAGTGCGGAATACTGGCTCCCCGAGTCGTGCGTACTGAGAACCGTTGAAGTGCCGATGCTGCGAGGCCTGAGTGCGTCGCGGGGCGGGTTGCGGCTAGCGGCGGGGTGAGACCAGCCCGGTCAGCATGTTGATCACCGTCGTGCGCTCGCCGTCGGTGAGTTTGTCGATCAGGTCATTGATGCGCTGGGCGTCCGATCGGTAGCTCGGGCCGGGGTCACGGACCTCGTGCACCAGTGCGGCACTGGGCCAGAGCCGTTCGACCTCGATGCGCACGTCGCGCATGCCCCATTCGGTCGGGTTCGGTCGCCACGGCGGGAACTCGCCGGCTTTCCAGCCGCAGAACTTCGCCGGACCCATCTCTCCCGCGACCAGGGCGTCCAGGTCGGTGGCGCTCATTCGGCGCAAAAAAATTCTGTCGCGACAGTAATCAGCGAGGAATTCCACTTCCTTGCGGCCGATAAATCTTGACCAGGTTTCGATGCAGGCGAAGGTCTTGCCGATGTAGGTGGAGGTCAGATTCGCACTTTGTGCCACCACAGTCGCACGCAGTCCATCCGTGACCAGGATCGCTTCGGCCTCTTCAAAAACCATGTCCCAGTCGTCGATGATCGCTTCCGCGCTCGCGGCGGGCCGCGTGTTGAATGGCTTGCCGTAGCCGCAGACCAGCCAGGAGAGGCTGACGCCCTCGATCTCCGAAATCGGAGCCAGGGTTTCCGCGGTCGGCAGGAAGCCCTTGGCCATGCGCGCGAGCGTGCCCGTGCTGATCTTCAGCGCCGCGCCCCATGGGTAGAACTTGCGGCCGGCCAGCAATTGCTTCAGCCGATCCTCGAATCCGGTGATCTTCGTGCCCATTTTCAGAGAGCCCCTTGACGACGGCTCCGTCCGTGGATATTGTCTGACCCGGTATGCTCTATTATGAGCAACGCGGAGCGATTAGGAATGAAACAAGCGAGTGTAACGCGCAGTCACCGGGACGAATCGTCGAGCCTGTCGCGGCTGACGATCTGCCTGCCGCGCGACCTGAGCGCGCGCATCAAACAGGACGCTACCGTCGAGCGCCGCTCGACCAGCAGCCAGGTGGTGCACCTGATCGAGCGCGCGCTCAAAGGCAGGCGAAAAGCCTGAAAAGAAAAAGCCCCGCGACCGGTTGCAGCCGGGCGTGGGGCGGGTCGGGGGTCATAACGGTTACGAGCCAGTCCTAACACCCGCGTGCAGTATATCGACACGCACACCGTAGTGGCCCCTGTTTTCTCAGTCACGAGAGTAACGGGGTGTAGTTCACATGAACGATGCGTTTGACCGGCTCGACCGAGCCATTCACGCGACCGTCCACGAATACCAGGACGGTCGCACCCGCCAGCGCGGTGCGGTGGCGCTGGCGCCGCGAGTCGGCATGCAGGCCGGCACGCTCAGCAACAAAGCCAATCCGACGATCGACACCCACCAGCTCGGGCTTCGCGAGTCGATCCCGCTTCAGATTGCGGCGCACGATTTCCGCATCCTGCACGAGTACGCCCTGGCGCTCGGCCACGTGACGTACCGGCTGCCGGACGCCGATTCGCCGATTTCCGATCTCGCCCTTCTCGACGACTACTCGGCGTTCCACGCCGCGGTCGGGCGCAAGGCGCAGGCGATCCGCAACGCGCTGGCCGACGGCCGCATCGAGCGCGCGGAGGTCGATGACATTCGAGGGGAGTTCGAATCCGCCGTCTGCGCCGGCCTCGAACTCCTCGCCCGCCTTGAGGTGCTGGCCCATGGCTGACCTGACCCAGCAGCAGCGTACCCACCGCGATCCCCCTCCCGCGGTGGCTCGTTCCGGCATCAGCGCGGCCTTCGAGTCGCCGCTCGTGAAGCGCCGAGAGATTGCCGGTGTGGGCCAGCACCTCTTCCAACTCTTCGGACCCGAGCTGCTGCGCCACGCGCAGCAGCGCCAAGGAACACGCCATGAAGCATGAAGTCATCGTCTTGATGAACCTTGATCGCCCGCGCGCTGCGTCGCAGCGCCGCTACTGGCTGCGCTTGGGCGACGCGCTCGACATCGCCGGCCTGCAGGTCGAACTGCAGCGAGAAACGACAGTCGATGGCGAGAGCGCTGCCGTGCTGCGCTTCACCTACGCTGGCCAGTCGAAGCCGGCGCCGGTGCGGGCCTGCACGCACTTCGGCAGCCACGCGCCGCTGCGCCTGGTGCCGCGTGCCGTGGCCTTCTTGGCCGGCCAGCCCGAGGCGGTGCTCCTCGAAGCGCAGCAGACCGGCGACGCGCCGGCCGTGTGGCCGATGCGCATGGCGGTGGCCGCATGACCGCGCCCGCCGAAAAGAGCACGCCCGTCCTGGTCCTCGAAGTGCTGCGTGACGCGAGCGAACCGATGTCGGCGCGCCAGATTCGCGAGGCGATCGACAGCGACGGCGACCAGGCCGATCTGAGCCAGCGCATGTCCGTCGCGTTTTCGAACCTGTTCAATGCCGGACGCATCGACAAGGCTCGCGAGGGCACGGGATTCCCGCGCTACTGGATTACCGACGCGGGCAACGAATGGCTCGCGCGGCAGAGCGGCGAAGCCGATGAAGCACCGGCCGCGGAGGCTCAAACGGACATCTTCCTGCATGCCAGCGACGACAAGGTGCGCCAGGACGCCGCCGCCGCGCTGGCCAAGCTGAAGGCCGAAGCCGATGCCCGCCACGCCAGCGGCGAACCCCATCCCGATCGCCTGCTGATGCGCGAGGCCGCGATCCTGCTGATTCACGCTGCCGGCGAGCAGCCCATGACTCACCGCGCCCGCCGCGTCATCGAACAACTCCTGGAGCGTGCGGCATGAACGCGATCACGCTCGAAACGATCGCCGGCCGCATCAACCTGGTGAGGAACGACGGCGGCGTCACGCTGAATTGCGGCCCGATCTGTCTGATCCTCAAGACCAGCGAACCGCCGACGCTCGACCGATTGCTCCCGATCGCGGTCGAGCGACTGCAGCATGCCGATCTTCGCCCCCTGTACATGGAAAGCGGCGTGCCCGGTTCGCCGTTGCTGCGCATCTATGCGGCCATCCACGAGGACGTGATCTACGTGAGCGGCGGCCCCTTCGTGCTTCGCCTGGGCGTGCTGGACTGCGACGATCTCGCGGCGGCCATTGTCTCGCTGACGGGAGATGCGTCATGACGCACCGCTCTGCCAACCGCGTGGTCTTCGAGCGGTATCTCACCGAAGCCGAAGAGCGCCAGATTTTGCAGTGCATTGCCGGTTGCAGCGGCGTGCTGGCCGCGCGCGACCACGCCTGGATGCGTCTGCTGCGCCAGACCGGCATCCGCGTCGAATCGCTTGCGCTGCTGAACGTTCGCGATGCGCGTGAGGCGCTGGCCAACGGCCGCCTCGTGTTGCGCCCCGAGATCTGCAAGGGCGGCCGCGGCTACGACGTGCGCGTGAACAAGGCCGCCGAGCAGGCGCTGCGCGATCTGCTGCGCGTGCGCCGGGATATGGATGCACCGGCCGACCCCGACGCACCGCTCGTGATGTCGCAGAAGTCCCGCGGCATGAGCATCCGCAGCTTTCAGGACCGCATGGCGCACTGGGTCGAAGCGTCGGGCCTCAAGGTCGATGCCTCGCCGCACTGGTGGCGGCACACGTTCGCGCAGCGCATCAAGGCGCGCAGCGAATCGATCGACCCCATCGGCATCGTCCAAGTGGCACTGGGTCAGCGCACGAGGCAAGCAGCCAGCATCTACACACTGCCGACGCGCGAAGAAGTCGATGCCGCCATCGAGGGGGCCCGCTGATGCACAGTCCCGCGATCGCCTTCGCTGTGTTCGCTGCCTTCATGGCCTGGTCGGCGCTCGGCGCCTGGTTGTTCCTGTACGTCGACAACCTGCCGCGCTACTCGCGCTTCGTCGACCACCTTGGCCCCTTCGCCGAGACCGCATCGGCGGTGCTTTGGCCGGTGACGCTGCCGATGTTCATGCACGAATGGAACAGGAAGCGCCGCCATGCGTCGCACTGAGCCCGCGCTGCGCCCGCACCCGTGGCCGCGGCCGCTGTCCGAGATCTGCACGATCGTCGGCCCGTTCGAGGAAGACCGCTCGCACGTCAACATCAGCACCCTGAGCGACGAGCGCAAGCGTCGCCTGTTCGGGTACCTGAAAGCGCGCGAGCCGGACGTGCTGGTGCATATCAACGACCCATTCATTCAAGCCGCGCGTCTGCGGTTCGGTGCGGGCGTGTTGCTGCCGCGCGAGATCGTCGACCGCGCGCTCGCGTGGCACCCGGAGCCCGCCCATGCCTAAGAAAATCTCCAGCCCGAAACCGCGCGGCGGCATGCAGTCGGATCTGTTCAACGGCACCAGCCGCGCGCGCATCTACCGTAACCGCGCCACTGGCCGCCGCCCCGACCCCGAGCCCGCCGGCCACATCGCGCCGCCCGGTACCGGCCCCGAGGGCAAGACCTGCGGCGACTGCACGCACTGCCGCGTGCGCGCCGGCCGGTCCCGCCGCTTCTACAAGTGCGGCTTGGCCATCGCTGCATGGACGCATGGCCGCGAATCCGACGTACGCCTCTGCGACGCCGCCTGCCGCCGCTTCGAAGCCGGCGAACCCAGCGCCACCGGGGTGCAGTGATGACCCGCCGCAAGCGCCGCCGCATCCGCCGCGCCTCACTGCCGGAAGTCCTGTTGTAGCCCGACCGATCGACACGGGGGAAACACACACGGACGGACTGACAACGGCGGCGCACCATGGCATCGATTCAAGAACTCAAGCGGCTGATCGACCTGCACGATCTGGCCGACAAACTCGGCCTCGAACGGCCGGGCGGGCAGGGCAATTACCGCTCGCCGCACCACAAGGACAAGAACCCGTCGTTGAGCGTGTTCAGTGACGGCAAGGCATGGAAGGACCACAGCGGCGAAGCGGGTGGCGACTGCATCAGCTTCGTGCAGTTCGTCGAGAACCTGCCCGACGTGCCCAGCGCGATGCGTCGCCTGCACGAGCTGTACAACCTGCCGAACGACAAGCCCGCCGCCGACGCACCGCGGCGTGAGCGCAGCCGCGAAGAATTCATCGCGGACCAGTGCCTGGCCAAGCGTTCGGGCGCTTTCGAATACCTGAAAGGCCGCGGCATCGCCGAAGCGGCCCTGATCTACGCGGCCGAACGCGGCACGCTGGGCTTCAACGACTGGACGAAGCCAGGCATGGAGCCCGGCGGCTTCGGCTACGGCGGCCCGGCCGCGGCCTTCATCACCCGCGATCTGCAGACCGGCGAAGCGCTGGCCGTCGACTTCCGCTATCTGGATCCGTCGCTCAATGGTGGCGTGAAGACCAAGACGGTCGGCCCCAAGGACGGCGTGCCCTGGTTCGCCTGCGCGCGCCGGGTGAAGGCCGCCGACACCATCTACATCGTCGAGAGTTCGATCAATGCGCTCTGCATCGAGTCGCTGAACCTCTACAAGTCGGCCGCCGTGGCCATTCGTGGCGCGAGCAACTGGCAGACCATCGACTGGCGCTTCCTGATCGGCAAGCAGGCGGTGCTCGTGCTCGATGCCGACCTGCCGAACGAGAAGGGCGAGCGCCCCGGCGCGAAGGCCGCCTGGGGCCTGTATGACCTGCTGACCGGGCTCAATGTGGCCACCGTCATGGTCGACCAGGCGAGCTGGTACGCCGACGAAGTGAACGACGTGGCGGACATCGCCAAGAAGTTCGGCCTGGACAACCTGAAAGAACGCCTGCAGACCATAGAACCGTGGTGTATTCCCGGCCTGGTCGGCAAGGACGGCCCCGGCGGCAAACAGCGCGTGTACCTGCCGGCGCACGACTTCGCCGTGTACTGGCGTTACCGCGCGAAGAACGACTTCACGACCTTCGTCAGCAAGGTCGAGAAGGACGGCGACGACGGCGGCGAAACGCTCAAGTTCGAAGACCTGTGCGGTTTCCGCATCGCGAGCATCACGCGCGTGACGATCGCGGGCGCCACCAGCACGATGTCCGGTGAAACCGACGACCAGCCCGAGACACAATTTGCCGTGTCGGTTCAGACCCCGCGTCACGGCGGCAAGCTGATCCGCCGCGTCTACGAAGACGACAAGCTGCACAACACCGACCAGTGGAAGAAGTTCGGCCCGATCTTCAACCAGTCGAAGTTCCTGCGCCTGGTCAACATCCTCGAACGCACCGCGCACTGCGGCGCGCGCGATGCGGTGAACTTCGTCGGCCTGTGCTGGCGCAACGGCCGCCTCGTGGTCAACGAAGGCCCGGACTGCTACTTCCGCGAGCCCGAGAAACAGTGCCCGTACAACCTGCTGACCTTCCCCAGCGGCCCGCGTGCCGACGCGCGCCGGGTGATCGAGGCCTACCAAACCACGTTCAAGGACAACGCCGCGGCCATCATGCTGGTGTGGGCGTTGGGCGGCCACCTGAAAGCCTTCCTCGGATTCTGGCCGCACCTGATCTGCCAGGCCGCCAAGGGCAGCGGCAAGAGCACGCTGATCAAGCGCCTGGAGCGCAGCATCGGCATGACGATGTTCTCGGGCCAGTCGTTGCAAACCGAATTCCGCCAGCTCACGACCGTCAGCTACACCAGCCACCCGGTGGGCTGGGAAGAGCTGAGTGCGCGCAAGCAGGAGATCATCGACAAGGCCGTCGCGATGCTGCAGGAGTGCTACCAGTACACGCCGACCAAGCGCGGCAGCGACATGCTGCCCTACCTGTTGTGCGCGCCCGTGCTGCTGGCCGGCGAAGACGTGCCGGTGCGCAGCCTGCTCGGCAAGGTGGTGCAGACCGACCTGACGAAGCGCAAGGGGCCGAAGATGCCGGAAGGCCTGCCGCGCTTCCCGGTGCGCCCGTTCATGGAATACCTGACCACGCTCACGCGCGAAGGCGTCGTCGAGACGATGGAGAAAGCCGCGGCGTGGCTGCGCCAGGGATCGCGATCACCCGACGACAGCGAAGGCGCGCAGCGTGCGGTGCTGAACTTCGCGGCCGTGCTCACCGCCTGGAAGCTGCTCGCCGACTTCGCCGGCATGGAAGTGCGCGCCGGCAGCTTCATGGAAGACCTGCGCGCGCAGATGAACGCCTTTATCCGCGACACCGAGGGCGAGCGCCAGCCCTTCGTCTGGATCATGGAGATCGTGGCCAGCGAGATCGAGTCGAAACAGTTCCTGCACCCCTACGAGTTCGACGAGATCGACGGCGAGGACTGCATCATCTTCCGGCCGCAACACGCGATGGACCACATCAGCAGCACCGGCCGCCTGCGCGAGCACTGGAACGGCCTGCCGGTGAAGAGTGGCCGCGTGTTCAAGCAGCAGCTGGCCGGCGCGGGCGTGATCGTGAAAGACGAGCTGGACCGCCGCATCCACCAGCGCCGCCACGCCCACCTGAGCGCCATCAGCCTCAAGAAGCTCGCCGGCTTCGGCGTCTACCTCTCCCAGCCCGAACCCGACTACCAACAGCCGCCGCTGCGCGCTGCGGCCAACTCGTGAGGACCGAGACCGTGATCACCGTCCGCCGCTATCTCGCCGAACAGTTCATCCGCCTCTTCGAATTCCTGCGCGCCGCCCACGGCACCGCGCAGGCCATCGCCGACCGTGCGTTGCAGCGCGCGCGTGCGGAATATCTCGCTGCATTGACCTGAGCCTTGAGGACATCGCCAATGAAGAAGCGTTACAAGCTGGAAGCCGGCATGGATACCAGCATCACCCTGGACATCGACACCGAAGTCATCACCGAAGCACTAGCGCGCGAGATCAACGGATTCTGGACCAGCGCCGAGGATGTGCTCGAAGAGTCCGGTGGCGACGTATTCCAGGCTGCAGCGCGCCGCGCCGCGGGGGAGCTGATCGGGTTTCTGTTCGATGGCTTCACCACTGATGGCGCAGTGTCGGAGCTGAGCGAGAGCGAAGGCTGGCCCCCAGACGAAGTGCTGACGGGCATCCGCATCGTGGACCACGACCTGCCTGAGTTCGGATCTCTGGATTTCACCGTCACCACGATCGAGGTGGGAGCCTGAAATGCTGACCGCAGCGATTGCCTTGGATAACTGGAAATTCCCGATCTTCGAGCGCCACCTGCACCAGGCGGGCTATTCGTTCAATCGATCGGAAGGCCTGACCGCCAACACGATGATTTTGTCGGTCACGACTGAAAACCTTGTGGCACTGAGTGAAGTGGTGCGAGCCGCGAACACCGAGGCCGCGCTGGCAAAGGAGGGTGCGTGATGTCCGCCGAACCCGAAGCCTGCACGCAACCGCCGCATCCGGGTTTTGCAACAAATGATGATCCCGGAGGATTGGATCAAGCATGAAGAATATTGGCAGGACGTGCCGCTTTACAGCGAAAGCGATGTTGCGGTCTAACGGTTGAGTTAACTGGTGCCGCCGATGATGCCCGGTGTGCGACTAGAACGAAGCGGCATCCAGTTGAACGAATTGTTAGCTGGCTAACTACACGGAGGCGATATGCGAACAAGAAACCACGATTGGTTCGATAGCGTGAAGGCGGTTCCGGTCTATGGCGTGCAGGTATTCCATGACGGGAAGTGGTGCCACGCGGCGATCAACGGGAAACCAATTTTTTGCGACACGCCGGAGGAACGCGCAGAGCAGCGCAAGCGGTTGAAGCGGCTCTTGGCTGCGCAAGGCAAGGTGCCAGCTAACACCCGAGCTGTGCAGCCCGCGCCCTGAGTGCGCGGACATGCGAAACCGGACGTGCGCGGGTCTGCACGAGCGAATAGTTAGATTGCGGAGGCGACATGATTGGATTTTGGATGGAAAACGGAATGCGGCCCGGCAGGCATGTGCTCGTAGATCTCGGGCCGACGCGCGAGGCCGAACAGCGATTTCTTGCGATGCGCGCACACCTCTCGCCGCGCAACTTCGAGCGCGTTGGCAATGACCGCCTCGTCGCTCGCGTGCCTCCGACGAAGGTAGGCTCGGTGCTTGCCGCCCTGCCTCAGATCCAAGCGGGTCAGGCCGACTACTGCTGGTGCACGCACGGATGGGTGGATGAGCAATCTAACGCTGGAATTCAGGCGCGGCCGTAGGCCGTCGCCTGGAATGACGTGTTAGGCGGCACTTTTGACGGAGCGATGAATGCAGCAAGTGACAAAAGACATGATCGACTGCTGGCGCGCGAACTACGGGCTAGACAAGCGGAGCCCGGAGGACGCCGCGCGCTGGTGGGACGACGAATGCGGCATGGCTCCGGCCGGTGCGGTTGCGGCCCTTGGGCTGGCGCTGCGAGAGCTTGAAGCTCGGACAAGCCGCGATGCCGATTGGTACATGGCTGTCGTTTGGCCGTTGCTGCCAGTGCCCGGCGAGTTCGACGGCATGGATGCGTGCGATCAATCGCGCTGGCGCAGCGTGGTTCGTATTGCTATTGAGCACACTCTTGCTGGTGAAAGAGGCATGACGCCTAACACATAAGTTCAGCGGCGGCGCAGCCGTCCGCTGCAACGCATAGTTAGCCGTCGAGCGACGGCGTGTAAGGAGTACCAAATGAGCAAGGCTCAAGAAATTTTCGATGCGGCTTTTGCGATACCTCGCGACCCGCGCAGTGATGAATACCGACACGGTGTGCTCGAAATTCTGAAGTATAGGCTGCGCGAAACAAACCAAACATTCGGGAAAAAACAATACGTGATGGGATCTCCCCAAGCCGATGCCTATTACGCAGGTTGCGATGAAGGGCACCGCTTGGCTTCCAAATACATCGCAAGCCTTGTAGGCGATGGCAGCGACGGCTAAGGAGAAGATGATGGACGAAAAAGAACTGCAAGACGCGCACGAACAGGCGCAAGCACCGCTGTGTAACCCAGCGCACCAAGTCTATTTCCGCGCTGGGCTGATTGCCTGCCGCGAGTACATGGCTCGCTTCGTCGAGGCCCAAGATCCCGCGATTGCGCAGAGCATTCGTGCGAACTGGTGGCCGGCGCTTGGTGACGATCCGGGCGCGCCAAGGCTGCTGAATTGGGACGAGGTCGCGAACGGTGGTGAGGATGGCCCTTGGACACCAAAAGAGGTTTCGCCGTCAGTCGAGGCGTTGCCGCTGGCGGCGATGTTCTTGAAGGCATAACACAGCGTTAAGCGGCCACGGGCCGAAGGAGTAAGACATGGCGACAGCCTCTCCCTGTGGTCCGCTTGAACCCATAGTTCGGGGGCAGCGCGACAAGCTCCAAGAGGGCGTTTACTGGACCGTGATGCAGAACTGGGACGGGAAACTCTGGCCCCGGCTATGGCCGAACGAGAAGTGGGCATGGCGCGAGTTGGAGCGCGAAACAGGGCTCGCTCGGGCGCAGATCAAGAAGCGGTGCGACTGGACTTTGGTTCGGGTTGCGCTGACCCGAGTATGACGCCGAACACCGGCAATAACCCGCGAGCGTAGCGAGTCGGGTTGATTGGCTAGTTATGCCGAACCTACGGAGAACGAAATGGGAACCGACACAGACACCTTGATCGGAGTTGCGCAGGCGCTGGAACAAAAGCGCGCGTTGGCGATCGTCGCTGACATTGCCGCAATGGGCGACTTCTTCACGGGCAGCGAAGCATTCCGCGCAGGATGGGATTCGGCGTGCGAGGAAATTACAGAGCGATTGCGCACCGAGGTTTGGGCAGGATGCCTGCCGCCGATTGATGCGGCAAAGACGATAGAAGCCAATGCCGGGCCGTGCCCGGAGATCAAGGCATAACACCGGCAATGAGCCGCGCCGGTAGGCGTCGGCTCGATTGGATGGTTATGCCGCTGCGACACGACAACATACGGAGAATGAAGATGGGCAGAGAAATCCGCAAAGTACCGCCGAACTGGCAGCCGCCGAAGATTGAGCGACCGAACCATCGCCGCGGCCAGATGGAAGAACGCGACCAACCGATGTTCGACCGCGCCTTTGCGCCAGCGATGCGCGAATGGATCGCCGAGTGGGAGAAGTGGGAGCGTGGGGAGCGCCCTGACTATTGCGACGATGAAGCATCGCGCTCACTTCCGTATTGGAAATGGGAGGGCGGACCGCCTGACCCGGAATACTACAGGCCCGATTGGAAGCCGGAGGAAATGACATGGTTCCAACTGTACGAAACCGTCAGCGAGGGAACGCCGGTAACACCAGCCTTTGCTACGCGCGAGGAATTGGTTGAATACCTTGTAGCCAACGGCGACTACTGGGACCAGAAACGCAGGGCCGAAGGCTGCTCGATCATGCGTTGCACACCTTGGCCTCGGGCAGAGGCTGAGTCTTTTGTGTTCGGCGCCGGGTGGGCGCCATCGATGATTGTGTCGGACGGGCGCGTGATGACAGGAACCGAAGGCATGGCCGCCTTGAGGCATAACACATGCTCTCCGACGGATTTGCCGGGATAACGCCCGGCGAATCGGCTGGACCCCGCTTGACACCAGCGAATCCGAGATCACATCCGACTGCAGAGACGGGATAATCGATAGTCCCTCTCTGCGGTCTCACCGCTCCCGTTTTTCTTGCTCGCCGCCGCGCACAGGCTGCGAGCATGACCGGTCCTGCCATCCATCACTTCGAAGGCCTGCAGCGTTGCGTGTGGGCGGGCATCACCTGGGAACGGGCGATGTGGCTGGACGACGACGTGACGGGCCGCGTGTCCTTCGTCGGCTGGGACATCACGATGGTGATCACCGGCGCCGACGACGCGCCGCTGCTGACCCTCGACACCGACACGGGCGGCATCACGCTGCACGACGCTGGCCTGCAGACCGAATACTTCCTGCCGCAGCTGACACCCGCGCAGGCGACCGCGCTGCCGGACGGCACGCACGAGTATCGGATCACGGCTTCGAACGGCACCGACGTGATGGGCCTGTTCGCCGGTCGCATCGAGAAACGGACGACGGTATGAGCCTGCGCCTCTACATCCAGGAAGATCGCGTCATCGCCTACGCCGCGCCGATGGGCTTGCCGGGCGCGCGTGGTCCGCAGGGCGAGCAAGGTGTCCAGGGCGAGGTTGGGCCGCAGGGCATCCAGGGCATCCAAGGCGAGGTTGGGCCGCAAGGCCCGCAGGGCATTCAAGGTGATACCGGCCCCCAAGGCATCCAAGGCCCCACCGGCCCCGCAAACTCCCTCAGCATCGGCACCGTCACCACCGGCCTTTCCGCCTCGGCGACGATCACCGGCACCGCGCCGACGCAGACGCTGAATCTGACGCTGCCGCACATCGGCGTTGTGCCAGAGGGATACGGCGCTGTCGGCGACGGAGTGACCGACGACACGCTCGCGATCCGCGCCGCAATCACTGCCGCTGGCGCCAATGGGACGGTGTTGTTCACCGCGGGGAAGACCTACCTGTTGTCCGGGGCTTTGACGCCACTGGAAGGCCAGACGTTCATCGGGTATGGCGCGACGTTGAAGCGAATTGCCGAGGTTGCGTCGAGCACGGCAACGGCTATCGGAACCGGCTCAGGTCCGACATCGATCACTGTCGCTGACGGCTCGCTGTTCAGCGTCGGGATGGATGTCACCGTCTACAACGGGGCCAGCTTCGATGCGTACTCGCATCGCATCTTGAGCATCGCGGGAAATGTGCTGAGCGTCGCAACGAACTTCGCCACAGCATTCCCAGCGGGCGGCACGGTGATCACTGCGTTCTCGCCGATCTACGCGTCAAGCATTGCCGGCATCAAGATCATCGGACTGGAGTTCGACGGCAATCGCGCGAACAACGCGACCCTGGCGAAGTGGCAGCTTCATTCGGCCGTAGTGCTGTATTCGGATCGGGGTGTTGTGCAGGACTGCTACGTGCACGACGAAGTGTCGGAAGGGCTCACGCTGGGTGGCGCAGGCGTGTCAGCCCGTAACAATTCGATCACCGACTGCGGCGGTAACGGCATCCATTTCAGCGGTTGCGCCGGGGCAGAGGCATCAGGGAACTACATCAAGAACTGCAACATCCTCGGCACTGCACCGGGTCACACTGATGGCCTCATCTGTTTCAGCAACGCGACAGAATACACGCACATCGTCAACAACTACTTGGACACCGGGATCAGCGGCGTAGCGTCAATTGACTCTGACGACAACAGCAACGTCGTCATCACTGGCAACATCATCCGCAACTGCACTACGACGGCAATCGAGGGGACGTTCCCCGCGACGACAAAGGGCGGAAAGTGCACTGTCACCGGGAATCTGATCTACGACAGCATCAAGGTCGAAATCAATTTCACGCCGTCGTTCGCCGCGGGGAGTGGCCCATACGGATGGGTTGTCGCGAATAACTACTTGTCGAACACGAGTGTTATCGTAGCCAAGGGCTTTGGCATATCCGTGTCCGGAAACGTCATTTCGATGCCGTCAGACACCGTGAATGTCGCGGTCGCGGTGAGCGATTGCCAGCAAGTGACGATCGCTGGGAACCAGATTACTGGTGGCTTGAACGCGATCTACGTTTCAGGCGCGAATTGCGCGGCGATCAAGGTTTCAGGCAACACGCTGCTGAACAACTACCATCGCGGCGTGAACGTGAACAGCGATGTTACTGGTCGAGCGATCAGCTTCGACGGGAACACCGTCATCGTGGAGTCTGGCTACACCACGAACGGCAGTTACAGCGGCATCAACGCACAGAACAACAGCGTCGTCACCAACAACGTGATGGATGTGCAGACGACGAGCACGCAAGCGGCAATCGGATGCCCGAACGGGGCGGCCGGAGTGAACGGCGCGATCGTGACCGGC